CAAAAAGATTCATAACATCAAGAACATGTTTCATCTGTTTTGCATTTGCAACATTATTAGAAGTAAGTTCGTCAGGAGGAATTAATTGTGCATCATCTGTAAGTTGGATAGAACCATATACGAATACATCCAAATTTTTTGCAAGTTCTGAAAGTTTTGTTGCTGTTGCTTTTAATTGACTCCAATCGCCATATTTTCCACTGAACGCATTTATATCTTGTTTTAAAGTATCATAGAAAAAATATTTAATTCCATTTGTTAAGTTTGCCTTTTTAATTTCAAATTCAAGTGATTGATCTGAATAATCACCACACATATCTTTACAATAAATTAAACCTTTTTGTTCGTTCTCAATCCATTGTGCAATAGCAATTACTTTTTTATATTCATCTGATTCTTTATACAACCTTTGTTTGTATTCATCTACGGTTTCAATAAACTTGCCATTTTCATCTTTGTTTCTATAAATATAATTTCCACTATTATCTTTATATAATCCCAATGAAATTTCTCGTTCTGGTTTGGTTAATTTAATATTATGTAATACTTGAAATTCTGGATTATTAATCACAGTTGTAAGCATACAAGTTTGCATACTTTCTTCTGTCATTTCATTAAGCATAACCATACATTTCTGTTTCTGAACTAATGTTATGTAGGCAATTAATTTCATCATAAATCGTGACTTTCCTGCATTACTTAGCATACCAACACACATAAATGATGAAGTAATTAATCCTCTAAATAACTCATTCCATTGGAAATATGGTGTTATCAATCCCATATCAGGTTTCTCTAATTTAGAATCTACAAGTGTAACTACATTTTGATTTAATACTACTGCATTTTCATTTTCGTTTATGACAGTATTAATTTTGTCACATTTACTACGAATTAATCTATAAATATCTTGTGCTTTCCATGTATTGAATTTTTTATGATTTACAATTTTATCTACATTAAATCCATTCCTTTGATATTCTCTAAGTAGTGAATACTTTTTAATACTTCATAAGATTTTTTAATATCTTCTTCTTTTGCCATAAGTATCCATTGCTCAAGAAGTTTATAACCATTATATTGTTTGTATTCTTTTAATCTATCGACATTTTCACTCATAAAAATATTTATGTTTTCTTTAGTAAATTTCTGTGTTCTTGATTGATACATTACTTCAAAACTATCATAAAAAAATCTTGTACATTCGCTTGAAAAATCATATTTACTTCTAATCCATTGACCATATTCAACTATATTGTCTGGATTATTAAGAATACAACCAACAAATACAATTTCATTTGGAATATTTGAAATGTATTCAACCTTATCTTTCGTTTCTTCTGCCATTATTTCATCTCACTTTATATTTCATCAAGAATATTTGATATATCATCTGAGTTATCTATATTATCTTGTGTATTATAAATTATTTTTGAATTGGCTTGCTCTTGTTTATATTTTTGCACTTCTTGCTTCTCTACTTTTTGGTTCTCCTTCCAATTTAAGTAATCATTGTATTTACTACACAAAATAGCCAAATCATAATAAAGTGTATTTATCGCATCTTCTTTCATATTTTTTTTAATATGTAACTTCTTAAAATAATGTAGTTTCTGTTGCCACATATCTAAAATATCTTCTATTGGGATAGGTTTTGTAATCTTATAAAAAGTACCTTCATCGACTTGTCGTATTCGTTCATAAAATGGTTTTGGAATTAAATAGAAATCATAATTATCAGCGATAAACATATTAAGTTCATCAAAATAGTTTTGATGTTCCAAATACTTTTTTGTATCTGCTAACAATTGAGGTAGCTTTTCTTGCAATTCATGTTCGTTCCATTTAGGTCTTGCATGATTTAATTTGTAATCACAAAAACAATCTTTATGATAGAACTTTTTCTTATACATTACCGCATTATCAATGTCATTATGAGTAATATATTTATCACAACAAGCACACTTACGTTTTCTATAATTCAATTTACATCAACTCCCATATAATAGTTTACACAAGCCTACTCATGAAGAATAAACTTGTGTAAACTATCTGTTGTTACACAGATAGTTTAGTTTTATTTACTTACTTTGCTTTAATAATATCTTCTGCAATTTGCAGCATTTTTTCAAGTGTTTCCTTATCATCAATGTTTTTAGGATTCTTATTCAAACTTACTTTTTTAAGTTCAGTCTTATACTTATTGTCAACTACTGGATTCATAGACTTTTTAAGCTGAAGAATCTTAGAACGCAGTTCATCAAGTTCTACTGATTTGTTATCTTTTTCATCCGATTTATCTGTTACATCTTCTACAATACTGTTGTTTTCTTTTCATAGCTTTTCTTTTCTGTTTCAATAGCAGAGTGCAAATCATTCTTTACTACAAAATCACCATGTTTTGCTGTTGCATCAATTACAGACTGCCAATCAATCAAATTAGGATCTTCAAGAATTTCTCCTGCCTTATGTACATGAGTACGATCTTTCCTAATTTCTGCTTTAACAGTTTCAGGATCATCCTCTTCTCTAAAGAAACGAATTACTGTTTTTGCATTATAGTCCATTTCCTTAAATCCTTCTGGAATCTTACGACCTGTTGCAACAGACTCACTTTTACCATTAACAAGCATCTGCTTTTTTTCATCTGTTTCTCTTGCAGTTACAATGTAATGAAGTCCACTTCCTGTAAGAGAAAGAATAAGATCTTGCCCACGAAAACCAATTGTTTGCCAATCTTTCATTTCCAAGCTCGCACCATCTACCTTAACAGCACGTTTGTCGCCAATAATTCCTGCATCATCAGCTCTAACTGCTGCTCTACGTTTTGAAAATTCAAGAAGCCCCTGTTTTGTAGTTAAATTTAAAATAGAAGCTCCATCAACAACAATTGCATCTGGTTTAAATTGTTTACCATTTGCATCTACTACAATATCGTCTGTTTCGTTTCCATCTTCATCAAGAACATAAAACGGTTCATGGTTTTTTGCTTTATCAATATACTCATTTACTTCCTGCAATGACTGTGTGTACACAATATAAATATTACGAAGGTCTACGCCATTCTTCTCCATATCAGGTAGATAATCATCAATAGAACCACTCTCAGGATCAAGGTAAAGAACTTTAAAAGGTGTTCCATCTGGGTTTTTCATATAAGCCAATTCACTACAAAATGTTGACTTCCCTGTAAATGCTTCACCAAATACAACCATCTGAATCTTGCTTTTAACTTTAGATGCTATTCTTGCTCTTGCCAAAATTTATTACCTCCAAATTTTTTTTAATAAATTTTAATTTTAATGATGTGGAATATATGTACACCATCCTAAATTGGTTCCTTTAACTAAATATCTGCGTATTGTAGAATTATCCAAATTAACTATTTTTCCTATCTCTTTTGGTGTTTTATTTGGATATTCATTGTGTAGTTTGCAAACCATTTTAACAATAGATTTTTGAGCTACTCTATCTATCAGTTTCCAATCTAAAATAGCTATATTAAATATTGTTGTAAAATCATAATTATGAATAATAGAATTGCGAATATATTGAAATCTATTATCTTTATAATCACAATCAATTCTAATAACTTTAATTCCATGTTCTTGAGCAATTATATCTTTAACTTTATCAATATCTATAGATTTTTTAACAGAATATTTATTTAACTTACAATTATTTCCATGTCCTATACCACCATCCATTTCAACTATAATTTTCTTATTTGATATATAAAAATCATAACGACCTTGTTTTATTTTGCCATTTAATTGATATTTACACCATTTTGGAGAATATTGATAATCAAAGTTTACATTTAATTGTTGCAATAGATTATACATAAACTTTTCTGGATATGATATGCCGTCTGAACATTTAGGACAAGATAATCCTCGATGAGTAATATTGTTAATTTTATTATACTTAATAATATTTCCACATTCAGGGCACTTCCAATCTACTCTTTTATTACTTCCTTTGCTATATTTATATCCATCTTCAGGGTTTGCAAGCAATTTTGCTATTTCTGGATTAGTAGTCCATAAATCATTTATTCCCTTTAATGTCGTTCTTCCATAACATACAGGACAACCTTTCCCTTTAGTTAAATTACATTCACTAATTTCTCCTTTGTATCCGTCTATTAAACAAATGTATTGATATGCTTTTTGCGGTTTGTTTTGTTTACCATATTTTTTTATAATTTGTTTAACGATTTTTATTTTACCTGTTGTTGTTTGAATTATTTCATTGATTTGATATTTATAATTAGTTCTTAATTTAAACTCTTTAATAATAACACATCCTTTTGCTAACATTCGTTATAAACAATCATATTTATCATCAACGCCCTTTCTTTTCTTGTCTTATTCAATCACCATGCTTCATCGTCATCAGAATCTTCTGATCCAGAACCCTTTACACTACCCCAATCGTCTGAACTGCTATCGTCATCACCACCAAAATCATTTTCTGCGGTCTTACTTTCGTTGATTTTAGCAATAGCAGATTCAATCTTATCCTTTGAATAAACTTCCTTTTCAATTGTCTTGGGGTCTGCTCCTGTAATAACAAGCGTTCTCTGTGTCGGAGTATTAACCCTTGTCATTTCATTCTTTTCGCCCCAAGTATCATCTTCCTCAACCTGTTCTGTATTCTGTTCAACATCAATTTTGCCCCATACCTTAATTGCCTGATATGGCTTCAGATTCTTCCTAAACACGTTGGCAAGTTTAGAATCTTTAATAATAAACTCTGCATCTTCAATTGTACTGTAAGTTACAATCTTAGCAGATACAATAAACTTATCTTCTGCATCCTTTGACTTATCAATTCCAGTAAAGACAATAACCTGCTGAAAATCAGCACTACTCTTAAAGTCTTTATCTTCAAAATCAACGGCCTTACAAAGTGAAACCTGTGTAGGTTCAAAACGTACCTGGTGTTTTTCTGATATGTACTATACTCAATATTGCCTTTCACAAAAACAC